AGAAGGATTGCGAGTGATTGCGTCCTGTAGCTCTGGGCTAATCTCTGCCTCTGGGAACTCTTGCGGGATTGTCTCAGCCTTCATGCGCAGCTTGCGATAGACGTTATCGACATTGCCGTATGTGCCTTCCTCGATAGCAACAAGATACTGAGGAATTGGCGTAAAGCGGATTGGCGTAGCTTCATCACCTGGCGTTACCATCATCACGGCTGTACCAACACAAAGATCAAGCAGGAACTCGCCCATCGCCAGATCAAAGTTTGTTTGCTTTAGCACCTCGAACATACGCTTGCTGTATTGATCGAGAGCAACTTGAGCCTGTGGACGTGCTTGCTCAGGAATGCCAGTACCTACTTCGAGACGACACCATTCTTTTTGTGGCGGGAATAGACCAGCCTGAATACGATTGGCAAAGCGCTGGGTGGCATGGATCGCCGTACTGTCAAAGACGCGAGCCATCTTAGACTTACCAGCAACACCGCCCTCATAATACCCAGAGTAAAGATTACGCTGTGGCAGAGCGAACTCATAACAATCCTCATAAATGGATCGCCATTCATCTTTGCGAGCCTGAGCTTTGGCCTCGCGCTCAATAATCTGTGGTACGTTAAGTTTAGCCATCTTTTATGCTTTCAATCTTTTGCTGATGTTCGCAGCTTTCTTTTTGGCATCTGCTTTGGAACTGGCGCCCCAAGCGCGGAGAGAGAGGAGTAGGCGCGTTGGACGGCCTTGTTCATCGCGCTCAGGGCCGGGATTGCCAGCCATCCTAGCCAAAAACGAGGCCCGGCGAGGATTGTCTCCAGACTTGACAGGGGGCTTTAGGTTAGCCCCTTCCTTGCGTTTGAAATACGCACGACCAGCAGCGTTAAGACCGCCTTTAGGGTTTTGGTATTTCTTCGCTGGCATGTCTATCGTCCGATACGAATGTTTACAGTTCCGCTTGTGAAGTCACCAGTTTTGACACCAGCACGGTACACAACAACAGGCTCAGGATCAGTTCCATATGTCTCGATAGGAGCAGTGAATGTATCCACATCACGCCATGTTGAACCTTGATCAAATGAACGCTGGACTGTTATCGTCGCAACGAATGTTCCTGAGATGGATAGGTTAAACGCACCCTCAGTATATAGACCATCACTGAATGTATTTTCAGCTGTGACTGCTTTCTCGACTAATCCGATATCTCTATCTAGTACGGCCATGATTACTTACCTTTCGGCTTTTGTTTCTTTTCCATTTTCTGCATTGTCCCATAGACGTATGCAGCTTTACGCTCACCCTTTAGACCGAGACGTTTTGCGCTTAGGAGCAGCTTTCGGTGCATCTTTTTTGGCATCTGTCTTTTCCTCTTTAGGGGCTTCCTCTACTGGCGCAGCTTTGCGGTGTACGCGAGGATCGCTTTTGATCTGTGTCATGTTAGTCTCCAGTTCCGATGTTGATTAGCTTGAGAAGTTTACGACGCTTGGCAACTTTCTTACCAACCTCTTTCTCAAACTTCTTGCGGCGAGCCTGACCTTCAGCTCGCTCTCTGGCTCGCCTTATCTCTTCTTGTGATGGGCCTCTTGGTGCAGCGCGAGGTGCTGCTACACCGCTATATTCACTTCGCATCGATTGCTGTCTTGCTCGAGCAGCAGATGCAGCAGTGCGCTCCTGATAACTGCCAATGGCTCTTTCGCTATATCCAGCTTCACGTAATGTCTGAGCTTGCCTTTCTTTGCTTTGACCAAACGTAGACAAGCCCATCTTGATATCGCTAGTGACACTCGAGAGCCTACTCTTTGCGGCTTGTCGAATAGTTTTACCTTCGCCGCTACCGCGACCAGCACTACGCGCTGCCATCTTAATCACCACCTAGCTTTGTGTATTTACCTGCACCCGGGCCTTCTTGACGTGCAGGAGAGAACAAAATGCGCATACCGCCTGTGCGACGTACACGGCGACGTGCCTGTGCAGCTTGCATTTCAGAGCGCTCCTGTGCAGAAGCACGTTCTTCAGCTCGCTCTTGCGCAGCTGCCGCTCGACGTTCCGCTGCGATATCTTCCTCTGATCTTTGTGGAGCGCGACTACCGCCGCCAAATAATCCACCCATGGTTAAAACCTCGCCATAAGATAATAGTCAGACCCCTCTGGCCCAAACTTCCTCATAACACTTTCTACACCAAAACCTACCGCTTTGGCAAACTTATATGCGGTATCGTTTTCAACTTTTACTGCAATTTGCACACGTCTCAGGCGATTTTCCTCTATTGCGATATCGAATAAGTGCCTCGTTGCTCTTACAACAGATATCGCATTCTTCTCTATTCCTTCACCAGGAAGCATCCAAGCCTCTGCCACGCCTTCCCAATAGAACCGTAAACCAAACGCAGCAATCACGCGACCTCGCGCAATACCAGCCCAAGAGTATCCATCCACTGCATTGTCCCACACATAATCGATGTATCGAGGGATCGCCCTCGCGTATTCCTGTTCATGTTCTTTGAGGCGCAATCTTGTAAGATGTTCGTACTTCAGGGGCACGATATGTTGATCTGGGGAGAGCTTTACGTCTGGAAGCTGGATCAGTCCCATCAGAATATCTCGAAGTCAGTTGATGCTGTGAATGTCTGTCCACCTTGGAAGCTCGTGCCATAGCTACCACGACGTAAGCGACGTTGCTCACCACCGCCCAGCATAAGATACCCAAACGCATCCCCGCAGTGCGAGTGTTCATTCTTTACAGGCATATCCTTAAATCGTTCCTGCCCGGCGCCGAGAGATTGACGCTTGAAGAAGTATCCACCAGCCAGTGACTTTCTCAGACGCAAACATTTCTTATTCACGATCAGTCCGGGCTTGCCACCCACCAATCTATTCATAGGCGCAGCCGCAGCCTCACGACGCACATTGAACGCGTTACTGTCAGTCGGTTGAGCCTTGAAGCCAATAGATCGCAAGTGATCGAAGGCAGTGACCTCATAAATCTCATCGCGCTTGTTACCAGCCGGATCGCCCCATATCAGAACATCCGCTTTGTTAAACTGCGCAGCTATTTTGCCTAGAAGCTCCTGACCAAATCTCTCAAGGCCCATGTCAAACGTCACCAGCTCATCGAGTATTTTCCATGAACCGCCAGCTGTTCTCTGCCCAAAGATCGCAGCGGGTGTCAAACCAAAGTCAACGCCGATCTGTAGCGGCAGTTGAGGATCGTACTCTGTATCCCCAGACATAATATCATCATCGTACTCAGGCCATACTGGGCGACCTTCCTGCACAAATGTGTACTTACCTTCCGCATAGCACCTGATCCAATCGGCATTCTTACCGCCGAGAAGCTGCTCATAGTATCCATTGGGCAAATGTGGCTTGTTCTCCGCAGAGGGATTAACCATCCACCACTTACCACCAGAGAACACAAACCCATTCGCTTCAGGGTTTTCAGGCAAATCCTTCCCAGAAACCTCAAGCACACCACCAGGCTGACGATAAAACTTCCAAGCAAACTTACCACCAATCGGGTTTTTCTCAGCAAGTTCATGCCACCAGTGATCGTTATCAGGCGGGTTGGTATCCATCCAAATGCCATACCACGTCGCGCCACCATCAGATTTCGTAGGATAACGGCCAACACGGTGCGTCAGACCATCAATCACAGCCTTGGGCAATTCCCGAGCCTCGTTGACCCACGCCCCAGTAAGCTCCAAAGACAAAAGCTTTCTCACATCTTGCGGAGAAGAAAGCGCCATGAAGATAACTTCACAGTCAATCCCCGGGATGTTATTCTTTGTCGGAACCTTGATATGGTGCGAGATAGGTGGTTGCCAGCGCATCGGCCCCCACACGTCCTCTGGAAACAACTCCTGCCACGTCTTAATCGTTGTTGTCCTCAGCTCTGGATAGGTATTTCGAACCACAACAAACCGTGAATAGCGAATACCATCACGCGGCGAGGGCTTTTGCTTTACCGCCCTGAGCATAATCTCAGCTGCACACCCATAGGACTTACCAGAACCCACTGGCCCCATAAGACCCCGAACAAACCCATTGTCATGCAGAAACTTCCAAACCGTAGCGGAATTGGAAAAGTCCAAGTTCATGCTGGGGAGATCAGTCATCCTCTGCCTCATACGTTGTCGTAATATCCGGCCCCTTCATGTTGATCCCAATGATGCTGGGCTTATCAACATTCTTCTCAACATCCAGCATACCACTCGCCTTAGCCAAGACACGCAGAACACTTACCTTGTCAAACAACTCAATCGTTACACCCTGAGGCCCAGCCGTGACCTTCTTGATCGCAGCCAGAGCCTCCTCGGGAATATCCTCTAAAGCCTTTACCTGACCAGTATGCAGATCAATGATATCTGTTATCCGAGCTGTCCCCATAGATATCAACTCAGCAGCAACAGCTTCCTTGTTCTGCGCCAATGTCTCCGAACGGCCAATCCGACGCTGCACCATTCGCGCACCACCAAACCGACCAACCGGGGGTATAGGCTTTATCTTATCCTCTTTCTTTCGAGACATAGATTATTCCTAAAATGGAATTTCGTCTTCCAGCTTCTTAGCAAGACCTTGTTGCTGAGAACGTGATCCATCATCCTCAAACAAACGCAGCCAAACCTCACCCTGGGCATTAGGTAAAGGCAAACTCTCCAGCTTAATGCTAATACCCTTCTCACCACTAAAGGCTATGCCATGACGCATCCAAACTGGCTTGTCACGACCCTGTACTTCCTTAGCTTGCACAACACTAAAACGCTTAGACATCATTTCCTCCATATCGCGTTGCAATGAATATACGATATCGGTTTAGAATGAATAGCAC